AATTAAAAGACGCAGAAATAAAAGATAATACTAAAGCATTAAGAAATTTAGCACAAGATAAACTACATAGAACAATAGTACGTTCTCAATATGATAAATAATCGGAGACATTATGATTAAGAGATTAGCAACGATAGCATTACTAATGTCAGCTACCTCTGCAATGGCAGTTGACTCACCTATTAATGGTGTAGTAGAACCCAAGTGTTCTATATGGACTGAAACTAATGGTGTTTATGGACATCCATTACCTTACAAACTTAGCACAGAAGCTAATGAAGGTGGAGTTCATGCTTCTATACGAGTAGATGTAGCACAAGCTGACTATTATAAAACAAAGTTTACACATCCTAACAGCTTTTCATCTAGCCCTACACTAACAGATGCAGTAGCTTGGACAGGAAGTACCATTGTTGGTCAAGTAGGTGTATCAGGTATGGCGGCTTATGAAGCGGCTAAAGTTACATACAATAATGTAACAGAGTTTAATATGACATTGGCAGGGTCTACATGGTTTACTGTAAAATCTACTGCAAGCTATGGATCAACAAAAGCATTACCAGCAGGTAATTACACAGCTTTAATAGTAGCGGAATGTATCGCCAAATAACATTAGCGTTGGCCTTTCTTTCATGTTTAAGCCTTCATAGTAACGCACATGAAATGACCCCGACTTATCCGACATTAAAGTCATCTTACATAGATGGTGTACACGTAACTAAAATGAAGATCTTCAATAGAAGGGAAGGGGTAGAGTACTATTCTATACAGGTATATACACCGGATTGGGAACCTCTACCTTTTGCTTCTACTTCAAAAGTAATAAATGTAAAGTATAATAAAAGAAAACTATTTGATGTATACATAAGATCTAACGACTTAGATAAAGCTGTTTACATATGTACTGAGTCAAAGATATTTAAGAGTAATAAACAAGCTACTTTAGTGTCTTCTAGGATATGTAGTAAGATAAAGAAAACACAATGAGAGTTCTTCTTATTATAATTCTTTGTTGTTGCTATAACTTTAGTTTAGCAGACTCAACGTCTAACTCATTAAGTTTATCTCTTCCTAATTCTAGTATGAGTTATCAAGCTGATAAGTTTAGGGCAGGAGAACTAGATTGTAGTAACGCAATAGGATCAGCTACTCAATGGGAGTTTGGTGTTACAGGTATAATACAGGGTGGTACTATATCTACAAACAACACTAAGACAGGTGACATAGGTGTATACAGTAGGATTATAATACCTTTAGGTAAGACAGCTAAGTCAAGGATAGATTGTAACAGATTGTATGAGTTAGAGTTACAGAAAAAAGAGCTAGAAGTAATGAAGCTACAACAAGAGATTAATCAGTTAAGAAATCTTTCATTTGAGAATTAAGGTTTAGTATGGCAGAAGTAGAGATAGCAGGAGCAAAAATAAAAGGTGGCAGACTCATGCTACTTGTACCAATCGTTTCGGCACTTGGTGGTGGATTATGGGGTGGCTTTGAGTTTTACAAAGACTACATGGACATGAAAGAGATTATCCAAGAGATAGATGTAGACACAATAACAGCTCAGAATACTTTAACACAGACTAAACTAGATGAAGCTATAGACTATACTCGTGATATTAAAAATAACTTACGTGAAGATATAATGTCTGTAGAAGGTCATGTAGATAAGATACGTAACGAAGTACAGAATGCTATTGATGAAATGAACCAGTTACAGAAAGATACACTTGCATCTATGCGTGAAGTAGAAGCATTAAACCGTGAGACAGAAAAAGATGTACGAGATACTATGCGAGAAACAGAAAGTCGTATAGAAGAAGCAATGACTAAACTAGAAGAAAGATTAACTACAAGACTACAGGAGGCTCTGGATAACCCTCTGGTTGGAAACTAATGTTTCTCGCTATAATACTATACTGTGCAGTGCCTACAGATGTTACTTCATGTGATGTAATGGTACGAAGAGATCATTTGTTTCAAACAGAAACCCATTGTGAAAAACAGATAGTACCTATGGCAAAAGGTTTGATTGCTACAGGACACTCTGTAAAAGCTAAGTGTTTTAAATTTAATCCTTATGGAGAAGAAGTATAATGTCACCTAAGAAATTACAAGTAGATAGTAAATATGCTGTAGCCGATTCAGATGGTGATGGCATTATTACTGATGAAGAATTAGATCGTCACGAAAGATGGATTCGTTTAGAAAATGAAGACAAGATGATGGATACACAACGTACTATGGCTTGGTTAGCTATGGGTACAACAATAGTTACAGTTATAATATTACTTACACCCATTATTAACATACCTCGCATGGAATCAGCATCGGGTTTTCTTAATACATTTCTTGTAGCACAGATGGGTGTAGTACTAGGTTTCATGGGTGCTACAGCTTTAAGTAAAACTAAAACAAATCAAAATAAATAAGAGGATAAAATATATGAGAAAACTATTTATTGCAGGTGTTATTATTGCTCTGTCATCAGCTTACGCACAAGCTGAGGGTGTTGCAAGAAGTAGCATTATGTCACTAATAAAACCAGACGCATCAGTCGAATATGGATTTAAGACGAAAAAATGGTCAGGTGATGTTGGTGTTACAGCTAATGTTTCAAGACTCTCTATTAGACCTGCATTAGACTGGGGATATTCAAGTTCAGATTCTTTTAATATCTCTGGTGCATCTGTCAAAAGTACAATGGCTATAAGTGATAACTTATCTGCTTATTCAAAACTATCTTTAGACAGCGATTTTAAATATAGTGACATATCAGTTGGTGTTGCTATTACTTTTAAATAGGAGAAATAACTATGGATTGGATTACTGGAAGACTTAAAGAGCCTACAACATATCTAGCACTTGCACTTGCAGGTGTAGGAATAGGCTTTATGCTTAGTATGCCTATATTAACATGGGCAGGTATCGTAGGTGGTATCTTTGGTATCGTATTAAAAGAAAAAGGTGGGGCAGAATAATGTCATATCTCAACCGTGTACTACGTGCAATATTAGCTATGCCTTGCAACTGTTGCGATAAATGTCAGTGTAATAACTGATGTTGGGTATATTAGGAAACATAGTTGGACCAGTCGCAGGACTAGCAGGTTCTTGGATCGAAGGTAAAACAGCCGCTCAGAAAGCGAAAGCTACCAAAGATCTAAAGATTGCTACAGGAGAAATTGACTGGGATCTTGAAGCTATGAAAGCTACACAAAGCTCATGGAAAGACGAATATCTAGTTCTACTTTTGTCAGGGCCATTTATTTTATCATTCTGTGGGGATTGGGGAAGAGATATTGCAGAAGCAGGGTTTATTGCTTTAGGTCAAGCTCCTCAGTGGTACACATATTCCCTTGGTGTAGTCATAGCCGCAAGTTTTGGTATAAGATCTGCAACTAAACTATTCGGAGGAAAGAAATAATGGGATACGAATTAGGACAAAGAAGTCTACAAAATCTATCAGGTGTTAATCCAGATCTACAGGATGTAATACAAAGAGCGATAGAGATTACTGAAAGAGACTTCACTGTAATTGAGGGTGTTAGAAATATTGACAGGCAAAGAGAGCTTGTTAAGACTGGTAAAAGCACCACAATGAACTCAAGGCACCTAACAGGTCATGCTGTTGATATAGCACCTTGGCCTATCTCTTGGGAATGGGAAGACTTTGACCCCATAGAGAAGGCTATGAAGAAGGCCGCAAAAGAACTTAAGGTTAGTATTGATTGGGGTGGTGACTGGAAGAGCTTTCCAGATGGACCTCACTGGGAATTAAACTGGAAAAAATACCCTTAAGAATAACATACATTTAAAATAATTAAGCCCCTATACCTTAGTTGGTACAGGGGCTTTTTTTTATTGTTTATCTTTTGTCAGTGACAGAACTCTATCCATATAAAATTTTATGAGTCTGTTATTATACGATTGTGCTTTCTGTAAATCTTCTATTCCATTCTTGTATCTCCATCTATGCATATACTTGGCTATATTCCCACGTAGGTATCCTATAAACTCTTCGTCACTTAAGAAGTCTTGTATGTAGTCTATACACTCTATCTTTCCGTTTCCGTAATGAGGTGGATGATTCACATTATCCTTTTTCTTAGTGTCGGGTTTCCACTCTTTTTCAGACCATTTAGCCATACTTACTCCTTAGTTTATTCATTTAATATACTTTCTAGTATTGGTATTGGTTTGAATCTCCTTTTTCGTTTTAGTTTATATATGTAGCAGTGCTTACCCTTGGTATTTTTATAATGTGCTTCACCAAGATCAAGTGCGTTTTTTAGTCTCTGTGCAAATGGTTTTAGTTTTCCCTTATACTTTGTTCTTATTGCTTTATCGTGATAAGTCTTATCTCCGTGAACGATAACTTTTGCACCCTTTTGATGTCCTAAGTAATTAAAGTTTGATGCCTTGTATATTGTGCCAGAGTGTCCAAATTCTGCGTCTGCGTAAGATACAACTACTTTACCTGCCCAGTCTTCTGATAGTTTCTTCAAAGATCTTCCTATAAGAAAGCTCTCTGTATTTTTAGGAGTGTCATCTACACAACACAATCTTCTTAGCTCTATAACATCTTCTATACTGTCACCAAATCTTCTCCACTGGTTTGCCATTGCCAACCTACCATAAAATAAAGCACCCATCATTTTATTATCTGGATTTCTTAGACTATAACAATAATCTGCAATACAACCGTTTATAGATCTAGAGTAATGCCACTTTTCTATAAACTCTCTTATGTTAGCTCTATTCTCTCGCTGAATGTACCAACCATCAAGTGCCATACTTACTCCTTATTTCCACTAGTGGGTATTAATTATATAAGAACTATTTTAGATAATACAAGTGTCTATGAACTAATATCTACCATTTCACACACTTCTCCTGTACAAGCAAAGGTTTGACTTGATCTAGTTGTGTCCTCTACTTCAAAATCAGATAGTTTAGACCAGTCAATCTTACTAGGCATAATAGATAATAAACTTTCGTATGTATGATGCCTTTCTGTAATAGAATCGTCAAACTCAGACACAACAACTTTAAGAGGACCTTCAGCTTCTACCTCTTGATAAGGTGCTTGAACATAAGAGTGATCTACATAAGGTAAGAAAGATACACCGCTCATCTCATCAAAGTGTTTATATACAAAAGATCCTACCTCTAGCCACTCCTCTTCTTTAACACTAACTGTTATACTAGGTTTATGTTCACACCAATTCCTTTGATAAGTTAACCACAACTCTAGTTGCTCAATAGCAGTCATGTCATCTCTAAATATAGAGTTATCAGG